AACCTCTATTGTATTCTTGCAGTTGGTGGTGGTTTTGAGCCAGTACCAAAAGAAATACAAGATGATGTTAAAAAACAACAACAGGAAAAATCTACTCTGTGAAAAAGATTTTATTTCTTCTGTGCATGATGGTTGGTTCTGTTTATGCAGAAACCAGTGTGCCTCTTACGGGTAATTGGAATAATGTTGTAACAGGAACTCATCCAAACAATTGCTGCACTGGTGGTCCAGCGCCACTTTATGACCCAAATACTGGTATCATACATTTCTCTTATGGACAAACGGCTGTTCATCGTGTCATAGCAATCAATCAAGCACTATCTGGTTCTGGTATTCAAATCAATGGTTACAATTGGGGATATGATTTAAGAAACATGAACGGAGTGGCAGGTGGTCAAGGTGGTACAGATGAAATTTATGCTACCTCTTTTATGACAAATAGTGTTGGGCAGTTTGTGCATCAATCAGACCAATATTTTAACACTCAGTTTGATTGGACAAGATTTACTGGTACAGAAATATTGTCTTCCGCTTTAAGTTTAGAAAATTCAGGTTCTCTTGGCATTCAGTTTGTAAGTATGGATTCTGGATTCTGGGCTGGCTATTATGGACCACAAGTTCGTAATGTTGAGATGACTGTTAATTACACCTCTCAACCAGTTGACCCTTGCACAATAGACCCACTTTATTCACCATCTTGTCCAGGATATCAACAGGCATACCATGACCAACAATGTTCTGCAAATCCATTGTATGCAACAACTTGTCCAGGGTATCAGGCAGCATATTATACACAACAATGTTCAATTAATCCACTCTACGATTCTGGATGCCCAGGATATCAGTCGGCATACTTCAATCAACAATGTTCATTAAATGCATTGTATGATTCTACTTGCCCTGGTTATGCACAAGCATATTTTGACCAACAATGTTCAATAAGTGGTCTATACGATAGGTCTTGCCCAAACTATGCAGAAGCGTATGCAACACAGCAATTGTTAAATCAACAGAATAATTCTTCATCTTCAACACAAACAGTAGTCGCACAAACAAAAACATCTGAACCAAGTGTGCAAGTATCGTCAAAAGGTGAAGTCTCTACAGAGGTACAATTGGTTGCGGACCCAACAGTAAATGAAGTATTAAAAGATACAACAAAAAAAGAAGTTAAGTCTTCTTCACCAACAAGTGAAGTGGCCGCACCAGTTGCAACAAGGACACAGACTGCACCTGTTTCTCAACCTGCACAAAAGGCAGAACAAAAACAAGAACAAAAGAAAACAGATAACGAAATTGCAAAGATAGAAAAGAAATCGGATTCAAAAGATTCTAAAGATACGAAATCAAATAAAGAAAAAGTAAAAGAAGCCGCAACAGAAAAGGCAAAAGAACTTGCAAATGAAATGTCAAATGCCGCAACATTAGAAGCACAAACTGCAAGTCAAGGATTGGTACTTGGTCTGATGAACTACAATCCGGGTTTCTCTGCCTACGCAAATGCCATCATACCAGATAGTGGTGGTGTAGAAATGGCAAGACAATATAACAAACCAACAGTTGACAATCGCAGAGCGCTTAGAGCATTAAGTGGCGCATCTGATAGATTACATCAGGAGATGGTAGATGGACAATACAAATAAAAAATTAAGTTGGTATCATAGTATGTTGACCGATGGCACAGATGATGGTATCAGTAGTAAAAGAATGGTAACACTGCTTGCATTTATTTTATGCGCTATTGCTTTTGTTGCAAATTTATTTTGGGGATTTGATATTAAAGATTCTATTTTTGAAGGCATGATGTATATTGCAATTGCAGGATTAGGTTTTACCGCATCAGAAAAATTCACAAAAAAATAAGAGGAAGAAATGCCAAAAAACATAGACGAACAAGTAGATAAGTTAGAAGCCGCAGTTGACCCTAATACGGTCATCTCAGTCGGCGGCATCAACTTTACGCCTGCAAAACTTATGATTGCTGGTGGTATTATATCATCTGTTCTTGGCGGTCTTTATGGTGCATTTGAAGTATACAAAGATTATATGTCAATGAAAGAAGCCATACAAACTTATGTGGCGCCAGATTTAAGTGAGATAAATAAAAAGATTGCCGTATTAGAACAAAATTCTGAGAAGTCGACCGAGTATGTAAGGGATATCAATACCAATCTCAAACAAGACATTCGCAGAATTGAAAAAATCGTTGAGCAAGTTGAGCGTGATGCCAAAGTGACCCAGCGTGAAGTTGACAAAGATGTGCGTGAACTTCGTAAAGAAGTTGACAACAAAATTAAACAAGCATTAGATAATCCACTAGCACAATAATAACAAGGAGTGGTTATGAATAAAAAATGGATTTTATGCCTTGCGCCTTTGTTTTTAATAGGTTGTAGTGAAGCATATCGATACCCATGCCAAGACCCTGAAAATTGGGACAAAAAAATATGTCAGAAGCCATATTGTAGTGCCAATGGTACTTGTCCTGAAGATTTGACACACTATGAGAAGAATAAAATGGAAAATACAACACAACCAAAAACAAATAATAAAGGAGCGTGTTTATGATAAGGGAAATGTTTAGTCAGGAAAAATATACTACAGAAGAATTAAATGCACGTTTAAAATTCTTTATTGGTGTTATTTTAGGTTTGACTTTGTTTGGAATCGTCTTCGTTGTTCTTTATTCTCTTATTTTTGTGACACAACCAATGAATGGAATGTCACCAGTAGATAATAAATTTTTTGAACTGATTATTCCTATCGCAACATTCTTAACTGGTACTTTATCTGGTATTATGTTAGCTGGTGATGATAAAGATTTAAGAGCAAAAGCAATTGATGCGGCATCAAAATCTGCACCTCCACCATCATCAACACCACCAGCACCAGTTGCGGCGAAATCATTTACTACTCCAACTTTTAATCCACCACCCACACAAACAACACCTAATTTAAATGTGGCACCTGCACCTATAACAACCTTAGGTGGTCGTGCTGCTCCACCACCTGCACCACAACCAGAAATTTAAAATGTGGGCAGATATCTATGTGGTAATATTTTTAGAAATGTGGTTTTTTCCATATAGATTGATAGGAAGTATTGACAATTAATTAAAATTGTATTACAATAGTTGAATTGAAAAGGATTAATTATGCACAAGATTAATTTAGATGAAGTTAGAGAATTCATCAACAAGCAATCTGAAGAAACTAAAATTTATATTGGATGCGATTCAGAAAGATATCGTGTCGGTAAAGATTGGTGGGCAGATTATATTCTTGCCATTGTTGTTCATATTGATGGTAAACATGGATGTAAACTATTTGGTGAAGTAATTAAAGAAAGAGACTATGACCAAAAGGTGAATCGTCCTCGTTATCGTTTGATGAATGAAGCATATAAACTTTCAGAACTATATTTAAAACTTGCCGATGTTTTGATTGGTAGAAATGTTGAGGTACATCTTGACATTAATCCTTCGGAGATGTATGGTTCTAATTGTGTAATGAATGAAGCTATCGGTTACATTCGTGGTACTTGCAATGTTGTGCCAATGGTTAAACCAAATGCATTTGCTGCTTCATATGCAGCAGACAGGCTGAAGGGCCTAAAGGTAGCATAAAGTTTTTGGGCCTGTAGCTCAGTTGGTTAGAGCAGGCGACTCATAATCGCTCGGTCAGGGGTTCAAGTCCCTTCGGGCCCACCATATAAATAGTTTTATGCGGTCAGTAATAGTACGATTCTGGTTCCCACCTGAATTAGCTGAGCAAAGCAGACGGACCGCTCCACTTTTTTATTAGATTATGAAACATTTATTTCCTCTGCGAACTAACAGCAATATCACAAATCACAAAAGAATACAAAAAACAACAAAGTTTGGTTATATTGTTGATGGTGAAGAACTAATCGATTTAACTTGCAATCTATCTACAACAATTATTGGTTTTGATAGACATGACCTTATTGACCACGTATCAAATAAACTAAAAGAATCTCTACTATGTCCGTGTGAAATTGAAATGGACAACAACGAAATTGAAAAACTAAGCAATACGGTATATGAACATACTGGAGCACATTCGATATTCACTTTGTCTGGTTCAGACTGTATTGAAACAGCGATTAAATGTGTGCAACTATATCATAGTGGACAAAAAACAAAAATTGTCTCATTCGAAAATTCATATCACGGTTCAAACCATCTAAATTACAAACTCTCCAATCGTACTGATGATAGTACGTTCATACTTTTACCAAACACAAATTTCTATAATAATATTAAACAGTTTGAAGAAACTACACTAATTGAATTAGAACGTTTATTCGAATCTGGTGACATATCTTGCATCGTACAAGAAACATCGTGTTGGATGGCAGATTTTATTACACCATCATTTAACTATTGGTATAGATTAAGAAATCTTTGCAATGAATATGATGTATTGCTTGTAATTGATGACATTGCTATTGGTGGTGGAAAAACAGGAAAGCTTTTTGGATTTGATATCCCTCCAGATATCTTTTGTGTTGGTAAAGCATTTAGTGGTGGATACTTTCCACTCTCTGTGTGTGGTATCAATAAAAAAGTTTACAATAAAATAAAAGATAAACCATTGACACATAGTTACACACATTCTTTTCATATGCCAGGAATAATAGCGGCAAATTACTATCACACAATTATTGAAGAAGAAAAACTATTTGATGGTGTTCCTGGTATCATAGAAAAAGCGAAAGAACTTTGTTCACGTTTACCTATAGATTCTTGGAGAAATTTTGGAACAATGTTTCATATCAAGTTCAAACAGCCCTTAGATATGAAGATGGTTGATTCCGTATTTCAGAAAAATGGATTGAACAAGGGTTTTATTATGGGTGAACCATTTACGGAAAAAATTGTTTGGTGTGTACCTATAGTTGCAGATGACGATTATTTTAGAGCAGTAGAAGAAAGGATTGTTAAATCACTTAATGAGATGACTTAAATGGTTGCATATATCGTCCCATGTTCTGATGTTTTCGTTTCTGACTCTTAAACTTATTGCCCATCTTTCAGAATTTGTTGTTTCAACACCATGTGGTATATCAGCACGAACAAGAGTTAAAGATTTACCAATCGAATGAGAATCAACTTCATCCAATTCAGATGCTTGCCAATATTTGTAAAGTGTTTGTGCCTTACTAATATTTACTTCTTTTTGTCCTTCTTGTGAAGTTCCTTCTTTAAATTTAAACCATTTCATATAACTATCTTCACCACCAAAAGGACAAAAGTTCAAACCATAAACAGCAGTACCAACATAAGGTTCTTCAAACATATCCATATGAACATCCTGAACTGGTCGGTGAGCATTTATATTAAAAACCATAAAACAGTCTATAGTTAAATTTAGTTTTTTATTTACTTCATGCAACCAATCTTGGCAAAAGTATTCTTGGAGGGCTTGACTTTCTCTTTCACACCATTGACCATGTCCTTCTGAAACATAAAGACCCTCTGGTTTACAGGTGGAAAGATATTTGATATCAACATTTGGAAGTATTGCATTTGAACAATCAATGCCTAAATCATACCAAAACTTATCATACATATATTAGTATCCCTAAAATATATATTTATAGAGAGGAAATAATATGAAAACGGAGGAAGAAAAACAAAAAATTAAAGAAGAAGATTCAAAAAGATTTGAAGAAGAGTTTGAATTTCTTCAAAAAATCAAAAAAATGAATGATGAGAATAAAGAAAAAAACTCAGAGTGGGATAATTGGAAACCAACAAAGGATATAAAATGAGAATTGAAATTTTAAAATTGGTAAATGGTGAAGAAGTTTTGTCAGAAATTGAATCTGAATCTGAAACGGAATATGTGTTATCTAATCCGGTAAGTATTGCTGTTGTTCGTGGTAGTAATGGGCAACCTAGTGTCGGACTAGCACCTTTTCCACTTCATGCTGAACAAAAAACAGGTGCTACTCTTGCCATCAAAAAGAAATCTGTAGTATACTCCTATGCTCCAGCAGAAGATTTTGTAAACAACTATAATCAAATTTTTGGTTCTGGTATTGTTCTACCTAACAAACAATTAATTACGGGTTAAATTGAATTTCTATACTAATGTACAAAGTTTTGGCAATCACATACTTTATCGTGGAGTCGAAAACGGAAAAAGAGTAAAGAAAAAGATAGATTATTCTCCTTCTTTATTCATACCATCAAAAAAAGTTACCAACTTTACAAGTTTGGATGGTGACTATCTTGACCAAAAACTATTTGGTACGATGCGTGAGGCGAGAGACTATATCAAGAAATTTGAAGAGATAGTCAACTCAACAAAAATCTACGGACAGACAAGATATGAATATGCCTTTGTAGCAGAAAACTACAGAGGCATGGTTGACTATGACTTCAATAAACTGTTGGTAGCTTTCGTTGATATTGAGGTGGGTTCAGAAAATGGTTTTCCTGACCCATATCAGGCAAACGAACCAATCACGGCTATTACCATTCGTTATCTAAATGGACATACGTATGTTTATGGTTGTGGTGATTTCGAAAATAATAATCCAGAAAATGTAAGCTATCACAAATGTAAAGATGAATGGTCACTCTGTAAAAGTTTCTTACTTGCTTGGGCAAATAAAACACCAGATATCATAACTGGTTGGAATACAAAATTCTTTGATATACCATATATCATCAATCGTTTTCGTAAACTTCTTGGTGAAGATGAAACAAAAAAACTTTCTCCTTGGAATTACATTGGTGAAAGAAATGTTGTAATCAACGGTCGACCAATGACTTCATATGATTTGATGGGTATTGCTTCTCTTGACTACATCGAACTATACAAATGGTATGCACCAGGCGGAAAGTCACAAGAATCATATCGATTAGATAATATTGCTCACGTTGAACTTGGCAAGAAAAAAATTGATTATTCTGAATATGAAAACCTGCACCAACTCTATCGTTTAAACTATCAAAAGTTTATTGAATATAACATCGTTGACGTTGAACTTGTTATCGAACTAGAAGATAAATTAAAACTGTTGGAACTAGCGGTAACTCTTGCTTATGACACCAAAACAAACTATGAAGATGTGTTTGCACAAACTCGTATGTGGGATTCTCTGACATATTCATACCTGTATGAAAAAGGTATTATTGTTCCGCCGAGAGTTGTCAAAGAAAAAGATTCTGCGTTTGAGGGTGCATATGTTAAAGAACCACAAGTTGGTATGCATGAATGGGTTGCTTCATTTGACTTGAATAGTCTATATCCTCACCTTATGATGCAGTATAACATTTCACCAGAAACATTAATTGAACCACACAATTACACACAAGAAATGAAAGATGTTCTTACTCAAGGTGTAACTGTAGATAAACTTTTGAAATGTCAAATCGACACCTCAAAATTAAATGGTGCAACATTGACTCCAAATGGACAATTCTTCCGAACAGACTTTCAAGGTTTCTTGCCTAAGATGATGGAAGAAATGTATCAAGACCGCAAAAAGTTTAAGAAGTTGATGATTCAAGCACAACAAGAATACCAAGTTGAAACAAATGAACCAAAAAAGTTAGAACTAGAAAAAAAGATAGCCAAATATAATAACATTCAACTTGCAAAGAAAGTATCATTAAACTCTGCTTATGGTGCCCTTGGCTCACAATATTTTCGTTTCTATGATTTAAGACAAGCACTTGCAGTTACTTTAGCAGGTCAATTATCTATTCGTTGGATTGAAAATAAACTAAATGGGTTTATGAACAAACTACTGAAAACGGAAGAAGATTATGTTATTGCATCCGATACTGATTCGATTTATCTCCGCCTTGGTAATTTGGTTGATAAAGTTTATACTGGTGAAAAAGACCCAACAAAAGTTATTGCTTTCATGGACAAAGTTTGTGAAGAGAAAATTCAACCGTTCATCGACAAATCGTACCAAGAACTAGCAGACTATGTTCATGCATTTCAACAAAAAATGGAAATGAAACGTGAAGCATTATCAAATCGTGGAATTTGGACTGCAAAGAAAAGATATGTTCTCAACGTATATAACAATGAGGGCGTTCAATATAAAGAACCAAAAATGAAAATTATGGGTCTTGAGGTGGTTAAGTCATCGACACCATCTATTATACGTGAGAAAATGAAAAAGACAATTGAAAAGATTCTGAATGGTTCTGAAGAAGAGGCACAAGATTACATTGCCAAATTTAGAGAGGAGTTTAAAACTCTACCAGCAGAAGACATTTCTTTTCCAAGAGGTATCAATGGCCTAAACAAATACTTTGATAATGCTACACTATATAAATTAGGAACACCTATTCATGTAAAAGGTGCAATACTTTACAATCATTATTTGAAAGAATATGATTTATTGAAAAAGTATCCTACGATTAAAGAGGGAGAAAAAATCAAATTTACATATTTGAAAACTCCTAACCATTTTAAAAATACAGTTGTATCTTATCCTTCACGACTGCCACCTGAATTCAACTTACAGGAATTCATTGACTATGAAACACAATTCGAAAAGGCGTTTATAGAACCAATTAAAATCGTACTCGATTGTATTGGTTGGAAGGTAGAAAAAATAAGTTCATTAGAGGATTTTTTCGCATGACCTACTTAACACTATTAACAGCACTACTCTTATCTGGTATAGCTGCTTACTATTCTGTAATCGGTCTCACCGCAATCTTTAGTGGTGCATTTTGGTCGATTGTAATTATGGGTTCAGTATTGGAAGTTGGTAAACTTGTTACAGCATCTTGGTTGTATAGAAATTGGAAAGAATGTCCATTTCTACTTAAATCATACTTAACTTCTGCCGTTGTAATTTTAATGGTTATTACTTCTATGGGTATTTTTGGTTTCTTATCAAAAGCACACATTGATTCGACATTAACTGCTGGTGCCAATAATGTTGAAATACGAACACTCAATCAGCAAGAAAAAATTGCAAAAGAAAGATTGGATTATTTACTAAAACGTGCTGGTGACCCCGAAACAGCATCTGCTAGAATTGACAGACAGATACAACAAACACAAAAAGAACTTACAGACATTAACAAAAGAAGATTGCCATTACTACAAGAAGAAAATAAATTAATGGCAGAAGTTGGACCAATCAAATATGTTGGTGATTTGATATATGGTGAAGACGACCCTAATGGTATAGACAAAGCAATTGGACTGGTAATATTGTTTATAATGGTTGTATTTGACCCCTTAGCTGTGTTATTATTGATAGCAGCAAATATGTCAATAAGACAAAATGAAAAAGAAAAAGCAAAAAAAGAAGTTAAAGAAAGTATAATTGATATACCTGTTTTTGTGCCAAAAAAAGAAGATGTTGTTGAAGTGCCAAAAGATAATTTGACTGACATTGAGTCCGTAGAAGATGAAAAAGAAATAAAAGAATTCTTTGATAAAGCAAAGAAAACGGCACAAGAATTGGACGCCGGAACTTTTGATTCACCAAAAGAAGAAACAATAATTATTGATGCTGCATCAAATGAATCTATACCACCATTAAATTCACCAGGAGTAGAAGTTAAGGTAAAATCAGTTGGTCCTGGTCAATATCAAGAAGAGATTGTATCAAACAAAAAAATTGAACCTAAGTATGATTATGATGCTGAATTTGGTTTTAAAGAAAAAAAATGAAAGGTAAACTATGAGTGTTCTTGACAAAATTAAAAAGAATAGTAGCATTAAAGATTCTTCTATTCTTTCGAAATCAAAATTCTTCACCGATAAAGATATGATTCCTACTGGAATACCTATTATTAATGTTGCACTTTCTGGTCGATTGACTGGAGGTTTAACACCAGGACTCACAATGTGGGCAGGTCCGTCTAAACATTTTAAGACGGCATTTTCACTATTAATGGCAAAATCCTATATGGAGAAATACAATGATGCAGCGCTTTTATTCTATGATTCTGAATTTGGTACCCCTCAATCATACTTTGATTCCTTTGGTATTGACACTAATAGGGTTCTCCATACTCCTATTACTGATATTGAGCAGTTAAAGTTTGACATTATGAATCAATTGCAAAATCTAGAACGTGATGACAGAGTTATCATCGTTGTGGATTCAATTGGTAATCTTGCATCAAAGAAAGAAGTTGAAGATGCATTGGAACAAAAATCTGTTGCTGATATGTCCAGAGCTAAACAAATCAAGTCTCTGTTTCGTATGGTAACACCACATCTAACAATTAAAAATATTCCAATGATTGTTGTGAATCATACTTACAAAGAGATTGGTATGTTCCCGAAAGATATTGTTGGTGGTGGTACAGGTTCTTACTATTCTGCCGATAACATTTTCATTATTGGGCGCCAACAAGAAAAAGAAGGAACAGAAGTCGTTGGTTACAACTTTATTGTTAATGTGGAAAAGAGTAGATATGTTAAAGAAAAGTCTAAAATTCCTGTGTCAGTATCTTTTGATGGCGGCATTAGCAAGTGGAGTGGTTTACTCGACATTGCGTTGGAATCAGGCCATGTAATTAAACCATCTAATGGTTGGTATTCACCAGTAAATAAAGACACAGGTGAAATTGAAGACAAAAAGTATCGAATCAAAGAAGTTGATACGAAAGACTTTTGGTTGCCAATTTTGAAACAGAAATCTTTCCATGAATTTGTTGAGAACAAATATCGAATTGCATCAGGTGATATTTTACAAGATGATGTTGATGAAGTTTTTGAAGTAGAAACTATGAACGGAGCAGATGATGAGTGATGAATATGCTAAACTGAAACACTCAAAACGCATATTTACAAAAAAAGTTTCATCAAAAAAACAATCTAATATTGCCAAAGCATATGGTGTGATTGTTGACCATGTACACAAATATGTTAAACGTAAGTGGGCAAATTGTGGAAATTCAGATTGTGTTATGTGTGGTAATCCTAGAAAATTTTTTGGTGAAAAAACAATGCAAGAAAAAAAACTAGAACAGAGGGGTAATGATGACTGAGGGAATTGATTATTGCTACATTTATCCAAAAGAAGATAAAGAAACGGTACATATTCGTTTGTTAGATGGTCCTTATAAAGATACTGTATACAAATATGGTAAAGTAAAATTCGAACCAAAAGGTGACGATATGTATTTACTTTTTGTTTACGATGTGTTAGAATCTGTTGTTAGTAAGCCGAAGAAGTTGGAAAAAGACGAAGATTTTAAAAAGTATATTGGTGACCTTTTGGTTGAAATTATGTCGGCAAACATTGAACAGGAAATAATTGATGAAACTGGAACAAGCGATTCTGAAGAATCTTATAAAGAATGAGGAATATCTTAGAAAAACATTACCATTCATAAAGACAGAGTATTTTTCAGAAAAATCAGAAAAGATTCTTTTCGAAGAGATAAAGAACTTCACATCCAAATATAACACATTACCAACATACGAATCGCTTGGAATTAGTGTTAAAGAAAAAACAAATCTTACTTCCGATGAAGTGACTAAAATCCAAGATTATCTTTTAGACATTGGTAAAGACCAAGAGCTATCTAAAGATATTCAATGGTTGGTGGACAAAACAGAAAAATTTTGCCAAGAAAAAGCAATCTATAATGCCGTTCTCGATTCAATCTCAATACTAGAGGGCAAAGACAAAGATTCTGATAAAGGTGCAATACCAAAAATATTATCTGATGCTTTGGCTGTAAGTTTTGATACTACAGTTGGTCACGATTACTTTGATAACTCTGATGAACGATATGAGTTCTATCATAGAAAAGAAAAGAAGATTCCTTTTGATTTGGAATATTTTAATAAAATCACAAAAGGTGGTTTACCAGGCAAAACACTTAATATTGCTCTTGCTGGTACCGGCGTTGGCAAATCTTTGTTCATGTGTCACGTTGCTGCCGGTTGTATGGTACAAGGTAAAAATGTATTATACATCACTATGGAAATGGCAGAAGAAAAAATTGCCGAACGAATTGACGCTAATTTACTTAATGTGACAATTGATGACCTACTAGAACTTCCAAAAGACCTTTACGATAAGAAAGTTGCCCGTGTACGGGGCATGACCACAGGAAAACTAATTATCAAAGAATATCCGACTGCCTCCGCATCCACAATACATTTTAGAACACTACTCAATGAACTCAATCTCAAAAGGTCTTTTGTACCTGATATTATTTTTATCGATTATCTTAACATATGTTGTAGTGCTAGAATCAAAGCAGGTTCAAACATCAACTCCTATACTTATGTCAAAGCAATTGCCGAAGAATTGCGAGGTCTTGCTGTTGAATTCGGAGTACCAATTGTTTCTGCTACACAAACCACAAGGTCAGGTTATACAAGTTCCGACCCAGGACTTGAAGATACAAGTGAGTCTTTTGGTTTGCCAGCTACAGCTGATATGATGTTTGCTTTGGTCACAAGTGAAGAACTTGAAGAACTCGGACAAATAATGGTTAAACAATTAAAGAATCGTTATTCTGACCCAACACACTATAAAAGATTCACTATCGGTATTGACCGTGCAAAAATGAGACTTTATGATGTGGAACAATCAGCACAAAATCTACAAGATTCTGGTCACAAAGTACAAGATAAACCACTAAACACTTTTGGTGAACGTGAAAAGAAAAATTTTGATGGATTTAAAGTATGAGTTTAAATAGAGAACAAGCACTACATTGTGCAAAAGTTTTCGAAGATTATTTTGTAAACTTCAATCGTATTGATGAATATATGCGTGAGCAGAAAATCAATGCTCTTGCTGATGTACCAACTTCTCTTCCTGGTTTAGGGCCAGAAGAAGATTTGTTTTCAGATTTCACAATTCATCCGAAAGATATGGATTTTGAAATTGTGGAATTACAGTCTGATAGATGGCAACATTATTTGGATATTACATCTTCTCATATTAATATTTCCAGTCCTGGTAGAAATGTTCGTTTAGCTTTATTGGAGAAGAACACTCAGAAATGGGTCGGATTCATACGGATTGGGTCTCCAACGATTATGATGAAGCCTCGTAATGAGTTACTAGGTTGTGTAATTACCAACGAAACAGAGACAACTAAATCTTTTAATAGGGCTGCTGGTATGGGTTTTGTTATTGTACCAACACAACCTTTTGGTTATAATTATCTTGGTGGTAAGTTACTCGCTGCCATTTGTTGTTCACATGAAGTGAGAGAAAAACTAAATGCCAAGTATGGTATGAATACTTGCCTATTTGAAACGACTAGTCTGTATGGTTCAACCAAGTCTGTATCACAATATGATGGTATGAAACCATACCTCAGATTTGGTGGTGTAACAGAATCAGATTTCTTGCCGATGATGCATGGTAAACCATATGAAGATATTAAAAATTATGTTGAGAGTATTGTTGGTGTGTTTGTACCAGAAGATGCAAGTTCACGCAAACTAAAAATCAGTAATACAATTATTGCTATGACAAAAGCAGCATTAAAAAGTCACAAAGATGATTATGACTCGTTTATGAACATTATTGAGAAGGCAAAAGGGCTTACTGAAAGAAAAAGATATTACTACAGTAACTATGGTATTAAAAATTTTAAAGATATTGTGTTAGGTAAAACAGATAAATTTATCAAAGACGAAAACTATGATAAATTTTATCTTGCCAATATCATAGAATGGTGGAAAAATAAAGCAACAAATCGTTATGAGAACCTGATTGCTGATGGTCGATTGAGGAATGAAGTTGAGGTGTGGACCAATAACACCGATATCGATATTATCAGATAAATAAAAGAAAAAGGATGCATAATGGCAGTCGCTAACGTACAAACACTAACCAAAAAACTTAAAGATATAGGTCTGTCTGACAAAGAACAGAAGACTGGTTATTTTATTGGACCAAAATCTGGTTCTGGAAAAGAATTTGTAATCTTTCTACCAGAACAATATGGTAAGAAAGACAGAAGTTCTTTTCTGAGTACAACCTTAGCTGCCGCACTCAAAGATTTTAAACCAACTTTTGTCACAGGAACTAGAGCAAAATCTACTGCTGGTCAATTATCATTTAATGGTTCACAAGTTTACATTATTGCAAAGTTGATTGCATCAAAAGGTGGTGCGGGAAACAAAGGTATTGACTTTGAAAAGGAACTTGAACAAGATTTGATTAAATTAAAAAATGAAATGGTTGGTTACACATACAAAGATTTTATGGAATATTTTATCAAAGGTCCTTTAAAAGGTGATATGTTAACTGAAGTTGAAGCGACAGGTAAAGAAAATACTCCACGACCACTTGCTGTAGATGGTCAAGGAAAACTATACGTTTCTGTTCGTGGCGGACCTAAAACAGAGGCTATTGGTGATGCTCTTGCTGACCTTGTATGCAAAACAAAAAAAAGAAAACGTTACAATTTATCATTAAAATACGGAAGCACAGTAACTTTCTTTAACTCTGGTGTTGGTAGAATATTCAATGAAGCAGATTTCAAAGCTGGAAAGTTTGAAAATCCAACAGCACAAGCATTACTGAATATGTTTAAGATTGACCCAATTCGTTTTCGTAATGTGTTTATGAACTATAAAGCACCAGACCCTTTAGGTAAAAAATCTAAAGCTGAAAAGGATGTTGTCACACAAAAAATAAACAAAAACGATTTGTATAACTTTATCAAAACAGTTATTGGATATGGTTATATTCTAGTACACAAAAATGCAAACAATACAGTTGATTCTTATAACATCACAGAAGAATTCTTATCTTCTGCCGCAATGCCTGTATCAGATACAATAGAAATTCATTATCCTGTTGCTGGTTCCGCAAAGCGCATAGATATTAAAGTAGAAACAAAAAATTTCCATCTAAACTTTAATATAAGAAATAAACAAGGTGGAATTTTACCAAGTCACATTATGTGTGACTACAAAATAAAACACTAAGGTGATATATGCCATTAATTGATTTCGATAAACTTGCAAAAGAATATGAAATATTCGATGATGATTTCGGATTCTCGGCCGTTTCTGAAGCAGAATATAATGCTGTAATTACAGAGAAAGCCGATACTGTAGAAGAGTATGCTATGAGGTTGAAAGAAGTTGAAAAACTGATAATACCTTTTTTGACAAAGTTACATTCTACTGGAGATAAAGAATACATATATTGGCCAAATCGTAAACCCGTAATCGAACAACAAATAGAAAAGATTTTAAAACTAACGAGAAATTAATTATGACCGCTACTGTTATTGTGCCTGTGACTGGTGTACCTGAATGTGAAAAAGCAATCGATTCGGTTCTCAATCAAACTTATCCAACAACTTGTTATGTCGTTTGTGATGGTGAAGAATTTAAAGGTAAAGTTGTTACCATTTTAAGTGAGAGGCTGGGTAACAAAAATCTAAAAGTTTGTTATCTTCCAATTAATGTTGGTGCAAATGGTTTCTATGGCCATCGTGCATACGCAGCATTCACACATTTAGTAAATACAAAATATGTTATGTACTTGGACCAAGATAATTGGTTGGACTCAAATCACGTTGAATCTTGTGTTAAAACAATAGAAGAAAAAGAACTTGACTGGTGTTATTCATTACGTAAGATATACACCAAAGATGGAGCATTTGTTGCTGAAGATAATTGTGAATCTTTAGGTAGATGGCAAACATATCATGGAATCCATCATGTAGACACAAATACATATTGCCTCAAAACAGAAATTGCAATTAAAATTGCTTCTGTTTGGCATGGTGGTTGGGGACAAGATAGAGTTTTTCTGCAAGCAATCACACAACATTTCCAAAAATGGAACACAACAGGTGAATACACTTTGAACTATAGGGTTGATGGTCAACAAGGTTCTGTAAATGCTGACTTTTTCATCAACGGAAATAAAATAATGGATGACAGATATAATGGAGAGTTTCCTTGGAAGAAAAATACGGATTAGTTGTTGGTGAAAATAGTTTCATTGCACAAAACATAGAAGATATATTTAATTTTGATAAGTGTTCATACAATGAATTCTCAAAAATAGACCTGTCTGGATATGATTTTGTTTTAAATTGTGCTTTAAATCCACTATACAAAATTAGCCCTTATGATACGACAATCGATGTTGATTATGAGGTTGGTCGTAGAGCATATGAATCTGGTTTACACTATGTCATGCTTTCGACCAGCAAGGTGTATGGTCAGAGTGATGAACTAAAAGTTTATGATGAAAACTCTCAAGTAAATCCATTCGACCATTATAGTGAAAACAAACTTATAACCGAAGAAAAACTATTAAAAGAATTTGGTGATGCCGTCACTATTTTGAGAGGTTCTAATATATTTGGTTTTGAATATGGTAGAAATTCTTTTATGGGTTACTGTATGTCACAATTGGTGAATGAAGGAAAAATTACACTCACCATATCAGAAAAAACACAAAGAGACTTCCTCCATGTTTTTGATGCAGCCGATATAATTACAGAGGCTTGCCGACAAGCCCCCATTGGTGTGTATAATCTGAGTTCTAATTATGGATTAGAAGTTGGTAAAGTTGTACAAAATCTTGTCGATGGTTATGTCTATGGTGGAAAAATAATTAAACAGAGTGATAAGATTGAAAGGCAATTTATACTCGACAACACAAAATTGAAAAAAGAATTGAATATTGAAATTGGTCCTTTTTCATTTGAAAAAATTTGTTATAGATTGGGTCAACAGTTATGCAAGATATAGTTATTTCGGCAATATCAACCTACACGTTTGATAAAATCAAACATTGGGTACACTCATTAGAAAGAACTGGTTATAGTGGTCGAAAGGCTATGGTCGTTCATAATGTGACCGATGAAACTATTGAAAAATTAAAAGAACATGGATTTGAAATATTCCTAACCAGTCATACTAGAAATAAAGAAAATAATGGTTATCATTTTGCTGATAACTTCACTTATCAAGTTCCTTTTACACGACACTTTTTTAATTGGTTATTTTTAAAAGACTTGACCGACATTCGATATGTTATTTCTACCGATGTGGATGTGATTTTTCAATCTAATCCATCGGAGTGGTTAGAAAAAAACCTAGGCGACAAAAAACTAAACTATGGTTGTGAGGGTCTCAAGTACAAAGATGAACCTTGGGGTAATGAAAACATACACCAGTGTTTTGGACCTATCATACATAATTATATGAAAGATACACCAATTTATAATGCTGGTTCAATGGCAGGTGAACACAAAACATTTATTGATTATTCTTTGAATGTTTGGTTGGCGATTCAACACATTCGGCATCCAACACCAGACCAAGCAGGTGTGAATTTGATGTTGTCATTAGAGCCTTACAAATCAATCACCAAATTCAATGACCACGATACAAATTGGGCGTGCCAATGTGGTACAACAGTAGACCCAGCAAAAATAAATTCTTTCAGACCAAATCTATTGAGTCCTGAACCAACTTTTGATGGTGAATATGTTTACAATAGTAAAGGTGAAAAGTATGTTTTGGTACATCAGTTCAACCGTGTTCCCGAATGGAATGAGAAAATAGTGAGGAAATATGAAAATAGGATTTAATTGTTCGTGCTTTGATTTGTTTCATGCTGGTCATGTTACAATGTTAAAAATGGAAAAAGAAATGTGTGACTATTTAAAAGTCGCACTTCAAGTTGACCCTACTGTTGACAGACCAGGGCTTAAAAACAAACCAGTAGAATCAATCTATGAAAGATATGTTCGTTTACAATCTTGTAAATATATTGATGAGATTTTATTGTACGACACAGAAGCAGAACTTCTTAATTTAATTAAATCACAAACAATGCATATTCGTTTTCTAAGTGAAGAATATCGTGACCGTGATTTTACTGGTAGACAATATTGTTTAGATAATGGCATTGAGATTCATTATCACAAACGCCAACATACATACAGTACATCTGATTTAAGAAGGCGTGTTTATGAAATGGAACTCAGAAAAAGAGAAGAGAAAAATATTGAAGACATTCCACAATATTCTACTTTTTTAATTGAAAAAGATAAAATAAAATCAGAGAGATAAAATGAATATTAGTAATGACATTAGTATTGTAACTGCTTTTTTTGATATTGGTCGTGGAAATTTGCCAGCAATGAAACACGGCAGAATACTACCACATTATCAACATAGGTCGGTTGAAACTTATTTCGAATTCTTTAAGAATTTGGCAAAATTAGATAATGAAATGGTCGTCTATACGACCGAGGATATGGTTGAAAGAATTCATAACATAAGAAAATCTTTTGGCCATGAAAAGAAAACAAAAATTATTTCTTTGAAATCTTATTTGCCTGATGATATGCATGAACTCAAAGAACGTATTCAGAATATCATGGATTCTCCTGAGTATTATAGTAAAGTTGTAAATCCACAACTGATTGAATATTGGCACGCTGATTATGTTCTCGTTAATATTTTTAAATCTCTTTATGTCAGTCATGCGATTCAAAGTGGATTTATCAGTAGTCCTGTAACTGCGTGGATTGATTTTGGTTACGTGAGACATGATAATTGTATACCACCATCAAATAAATGGACTTACAACTTTGACCCCGAAAAAATTCATTTCTTTAATATTAGAGATATAGAACCAGATAGAGCAATTGATGATATCATCTATACAGGTGATGTTTATATTCAAGGTTGTCACATGGTTGCTGGTACTAAAAAATGGCAATTGATGAAGCAGTTAATTATGGGTAATTTAGAAGTGTTACTCAAACACAATTTAATTGATGATGACCAAACACTTTTACTAATGTCTTATCTCACTAAGCCAGAAGAATTTGAATTGCGTTATGTTGACCCTTCCGATTGGTTCATCATCTTTAAGGACTATAATCTAAATGCTTAGAGTAATTTCTCCAAGAATACACAATCTAGGTGACTTTGCACATTGTTTGCCGGTACTGTCTGGTTTACACAAAAGAGTCGAAGAAAAATTATCATTTGTAATATGCGACAGACTTCAGAGATTTAGAGGTCTAAAAGAATTATTATTGGCACAAGATATATTCGAAGAAGTTTTATTTGTTAGTGAATTAAAAACAGGACCACAACAATGTATTTTACTTGATGATACTGGTACTGACGAAGGTTATGGTGATAGACCAATTGCTGTACAAAAAACTTATACTTTTATAAGAGATACTTTTAAAATTGATTTCGAATGTGATGATGATTTCATCTTAAAATTTCCAGATGTTCTCATATACAATCAATGGAATAAAATTATAATTGGGGATAGATGGTCACCAAAAGATGCTCCAGACGTTGATACTAGAAGATATTCGAATCTAATAGAAGCATCAGGATGTATACCAAAAGATAAAGCACACTATCTTGACTATACAAGAGATTTGATTTATAATTTAAATCTCATTAAGTACAACTCAAAACCCTTTGTCACAACATTTACTGGCATTGGTATACTTGCAGACTTAATGAAGAAAGATTTATTTGTATTGTGGGACGAAGATATGAGAAATTGGCAAGGTTTGCCAGTTGAACATGATTTTGACTTACACTATTACAAAAACAGAAATGGTAAATTAAAATATATAAAAGATTTTAAACTATGAAAACTGGAATTATTGTAACAACACATTGTGCTGGTGTTGGCGAGGAAATGAAAAGAAAAATGACCAAGACTATTTGTAAGACACTTAGTCAAACTGGTCATATGTTGTGTCTTGCCTCGCACAGCACCATTGATGAAGAGACACAATCTTATTGTGATGGATTTATATACGACAAAGACAATAGTTTTCAAATTGATGGAAAACCAGAAACAAATTTAACTCATGGTATGGCAGAATTAAAATCCATACACAATGCTGTTAATTTCTTAGAAAGATTTGGTGTAACACATTTTTTAAAAATTGCTTATGATAATATACCATCTGTAGATTACAACGATATCATACAAAAGTGTGAAGACATATGTTTTACCGGTGACAAAGAAATGGTGACTGCTTATTGGGGAAATGATTATTCATTGGGCACCCATGTATTTTATTCAAGTGTTGATTTTTTCAGAAGTTCTATACCTTTAACGACACCGGATGTTTACCAAGAACAATTGGAGCAAAAATTATTTGCAAATTTTAGAAACAGAAGCCTTTTAAACAAGGTCTATATAATAGAGAATTATCGTAATTTTTTGGGGCATGAGTTTATACAATATTCTCATGCGGGTGGCAGTAGAGTTGATTATTATCCTTTCGAGTAAACTATGATTATTAATATTCCTTTAGGTGCTTTTGGTGGACCATTGCGTAATGGTGATATGATTGCTGTTGCAAATGTTGTACAACATCTTAGAATAATTGAAAATAAAGAAGTAAAATTTCACCTGTTTAGAGATACAATACAAGATGTTGATTATTGTAAAAAATTCTACAATTTTCTATTAAAAAACACAGATTATTTTTCTGAAACTTTAGGTGATACCAGAATACCTTGGAAAAATATTAATCTTTGGGATTACAGAGGAATGTCTGGTGACTTAGTTCAAATTAAAAATACAAGAAATAGAGAAAGAAAAATTGTCATTTGTCCTTTGTTTAATGCAACATATAATACCTATAGAAACTGGCCAAGAGCATTGTTTGATAGGATGATTGAGGGATTCAAAGAAAAACAATATGATAATTATGTTAAAATAATTTGCACGGAAGAAGATATTCAAATTCCTGGTTGGATAACAAGTAAAGATTTCGAAACTAACTTAGAACATATTATGAGTTGTGAAGTGTTTATTGGTGGTGACACCGGCACAAGCCATTTTGCAGGCGCTTTATTTCCCGGTCCACCAGATTTATCATATTATTATTCTGGCCACGGACTGCTACATACAACACCATTTTATAGTACGATGGGGAAAGGTAGACTTATACAATATTGGAAAGATGTTGAAGAGGCCTCATGGGAAAAAACAAAATAAGCATAACTGCAATTGATACACTACATTATACTCCTAGTGTATATGCAATCAAAAGAACACTAGAAACTCTTGGTGATAAAATTACCAGAGTTTACTGGTTTAGTGATGTGCCTTTTCCTGAAGAAATAGAAACGCCTGTTTTTTGGGTTCGCATACCGAGAATCACCGACTACAATGACCAATATGGTTACTATACTTTAAAAGTTTGTCCTGAAGTTTGCATTGAAGATTATAATTTAATTATACACTCTGATGGTTTTGCTGTAAATAAAGAAGCATGGACTGATGAATTTTTAGAGTATGATTATATTGGTGCAGCATGGCAAGATGGTAGAATTGGAAATGGTGGTTTCTGTTTACGTTCCAAAAAATTATATCAAGCATTGAAAAAAATGAATGTTGGTTTTTCAACAGAAGATTATAAACATATCTTAAACAATCCCGATTTTCATGTCATAACAAATGGTAGATATTTAATACCAGAAGATAATATTATTTGCAAAATACATAGACACACACTTGAAACTGAATATGAAATTAAATTTGCACCTTTATATCTCGCAAATAGATTTAGTGTAGAGCATTTTACAAACCACCAATGGGTCGGTAAAAGTTTAGGTTTTCATGGTAAACACGGCATTGCCGAAAAATATGGAGTTAAATTGTGAAAGATATTAGAGTATATGTACACGCAATGGATGTTCTTAAAGGTCCTGAAATCTTACAAGAACAAGTTGAATTGTTAGAAAAAACTGGTCTGCTCGATGCAGCAACCGAAATTAACATTGTTCAACAATTTAATGAAAATAGTTTTAAATGGTTAAAAGAAAGATGGAAAGATAGAAATAATATTCTTTACCATAATTATGGTGACGCATTTGTAGATTGGTATGAAGCAACAACAATGCAGACTATTCAAAATGCGGTACATGGAACAAAAGATGAATTTTATGTACTGTGTATGACAGCAAAAGGTATGTCCCACTCTGCTGAAGGCCATCATAATTGGCGTAAGTATATGCAATACTTTACTGTGGAGAAATGGAAAGAGTGTGTTGAAAAACTAGATGAGGGTTATGAACTTGTTGGTTCACCCTGGTTAGATAATCCACCATATCCATTTATGGCAGGTACTTTCTTTTGGGCTAAGGCATCATATCTAAGAAGATGCAAAAAACTTTTGTCTCCTGCTGAAGCAGATTTCAAACCACAATTTGAAGGACAACCACACCATCGATTCGACCTTGAGTGCTGGCCAGGTAGTGGAAATCCAAAAGCCTACGATATGAATCCTGGAGAAGTTAATCGTTGGTATGGTCCACCTTCATCATATAGAAATGATATGAAAAACATTTTTGTTTATAACACGGCAGCTTAACATGATAATAGTTACTGGTGGTGCTGGATTTATTGGTGGAAACTTTTTGTGGTATCTTTATAAGAATAAGATAACTGACCGTGTTGTTTGCATTGATAATTTGACATATGCATCCAACATCGAATACATTCAACCATTAATCGATGATGGTTTTGTTTCGTTCAAAGAAACAGATATTGTAGATAAAAAAGAAATACAAAATATTTTTAAAGGATACAATCCAACACAAATTATAAATTTTGCAGCCGAAAGTCATGTTGATAATTCAATCAATGACTGTATGCCTTTCGTAAAAACGAATATTGTTGGAACAATTAATCTTCTACAATGTTCAATTGATTGTAAGGATTTGGAGAAATTTATACACGTTTCAACTGATGAAGTTTATGGTGCATTAGATTTAGATGATGTTTTTGGTTTTACAGAAGAAACCATCTACAGACCAAACAATCCCTATTCAGCATCAAAAGCATCAAGTGACCATTTTGTACGTGCATTTCACAAAACGTATGGTTTACCGACAGTTATTACAAACTGTTCAAACAACTATGGTCCAAATCAAAACAAAGAAAAATTTATACCAACAATTATTACCAAAGCACTAAAGAATGAAAAGATTCCTGTTTATGGTGATGGTTTATATGTAAGGGATTGGTTGTACGTTGAGGACCATTGTTTTGGTATACACCGAGTTATGGAAGATGGCATAATTGGTGACAAGTACAATATTGGTGGTGGCACAGAGTTGCCAAACATCGAAATTGTGACTACAATATTAGAGAAATTAGAAAAACCAAAATCTCTAATTGAGTATGTGAAAGATAGACCTGGCCATGATAGACGATATTCGATTGACTGTTCTAAAATAGAAAGAGAATTGGGATACAAACCTCGTTACACGATGGAACAAGGATTAGAATTAACAATAAAGGGCTTTATAGAATGAATACACAACAGATGATTGAAAAGTTATCAAAGACAATTCAACCAAAGTATGTTAAGAATTATGATAATTACAAAGAAGGTGATTTTGTACAATATTCTGGTCAACTTTGGGACGATAAAGAATTGTACGCTGCCATGGACACATTGCTGAATGGAGCGTGGGTAGTTTCTGGTGAAAAAGTATCAGAGTTTCAAGACGAATTCAGTAAACGATTCAATGTAAAATATTCACATATGGTCAATTCCGGCAGTTCTGCTAATCTAGTATTGATTACTGCTATGAAAAAGAAATTCGATTGGCAACCAGATGATGAGGTCATTGTTTCGCCTGTTGGTTTTCCAACTACGATTGCACCAATTATTCAAAATGGTTTGAAACCCGTTTTTGTTGACATTGAGTTGGACACATTAAATTTTGATATTGATTTAATCGTTGATAAGATTACTCCCAAGACAAAAGCAATTTTTGTTTCACCTGTTCTTGGTAATCCTCCTGATATGGACCGATTGGTAGATATCTGTGAGAAACACAATATCTTCTTGCTTGGTGATAATTGTGATTCATTGGGCACACTATGGAATGGAAAATTAATTACTGACTTGTATTATGCTTGGTCGTGTTCATTCTATCCTGCTCACCACATTTCTACAGGTGAGGGTGGCATGGTTTCATCAAACGATGAGGACTTTATCAAAGAAGCACGTAGTATTTCTTGGTGGGGTCGTGATTGTTATTGTGTTGGTTCAAACAATTTATTGGCCTGCGGCACTTGCGGCAAACGTTTTGATACTTGGTTGCCTGGATATGATGGCATTATTGACCACAAATATCTATTTACCAATATTGGTTACAATCTCAAACCTTTAGACTTGCAAGGTGCCATTGGTATCGAACAGTTAAAGAAATTTGATATGTTGGAATCTAAACGTAGAGAATACAAAGAAACCATTCAAAGGTTTGTAGAAGAAAATATTGACGGAGCAAGAGTCATCAATTCTCTACCAGCATCCGACCCATCTTGGTTTGGTGTTCCGATTTATTGTGAATCACAAGGCATGAAAGAATTCTTGGTTTCACACTTCGAAACAAATAAGATTCAAACAAGGAACTACTTTAGTGGAAACATTCTGTTGCATCCTGGATATAAACACTTGGATGACCATAAAAAGTATCCAAATTCAAACCTTGCATTGAGTAATGTATTCTTCATTGGCTGTTCACCACTATACAATGAAAAAGTTTTAAATTATATTAAAGAGGTTTGCAGAAGTTGGAACGATTAATTAATGTTTTTGGTGGTTCTGGATTTGTAGGTAAAAGATATTCAGAACTTACCAAAAATGTCATTGTAAATGACCGAGATGATTACCAGGTAAAAGCTGGTGTTACGGATGTTGTCTACTTCATTTCCACAGTAGACAACTATAATGTGCATACCAATCCATATGTTGACATTGAGACTAATCTTACCACTTTAGTAAAGGTATTGGAATCCTGCAAAGGAAGAGACCTGGTCTTTAACTTTATCAGCTCATGGTTCGTCTATGGTGATGTAGAACTACCTGCTAAGGAGACTTCCTATTGCAATCCTAAGGGGTTCTATTCAATCACAAAGAGAGCTGCAGAACAATTACTTATTTCATATTGTGAAACTTTTGGTATGAAATATCGTATAATAAGACTAGCAAATGTTTTAGGAAAAGGTGACGGTAAAGTATCAAAAAAGAAAAATGCTCTACAGTATATGATTAACGAATTGAAAGAAGGTCGTGATGTGGAAATGTATGATGGTGGTCTAGTTTATAGAGATTATATTCATGTTGATGATGTGGTTACATCGATTTCGATTTTAATTAACCACAGTAAAACAAATGATATCTACAATGTTGGCAACGGAGAAAAAATCTATATTAAGGACGCACTTGAATATGCACACTCCAAGATATCTTCACCTGGTCAATTAAAGAGTAGAGAAACCGCAGAGTTTCACAAGGTAGTTCAAACGAAAGACATGGTACTTGACATTTCCAAAATAAAGACCTTGGGTTATGAGCCCCAATACGACATTAAAAAAATCATAGATTCTTTACTGTAAAATCCAACATTCGAACTCACTATGTATCTAATCGAATGTTTCAAATGTTTTACAGTAAAAGTCTAAATAATGGATAAATAAAACCAAGTCGCTTTTGCAACCATAGTGTGTTGCTATTCAAGAGGAAATTAATGCTTTCGTTTAAAACTTTCTTAAAAGAAGAAAATGAGCCTGACGGCAAACTAAAACATATTCACCACGCTGAAGACCGACCACTCCTTCACGGAAATAAAGGTTTTGAACACGCATACGCCGCACTCAATCAAGCTCACGGACACATCAAGTCTGGTGGCAACAGTTCTTCTTTAACAATGAAATACGATGGTTCACCATCAATTGTTTTTGGTCATCATCCAGAAACAGGTAAATTCTTTGTGGCCAGTAAGTCTGCTTTTAACGTCAATCCAAAAATAAATTATACTCACGCAGACATTTTAAAAAATCATGGCCACGCACCGGGTCTGATGGACAAACTCCATTCAGCACTCAATCATCTTAAAAAAGTTGCACCAAAAAGTGGTGTTTATCAGGGTGATATGATGTTCTCTGAAGGAGATAAGAAAGAATCTAAAAAAGGAGTTTCTTTCACACCAAATACAATTACATACACCGCAAAAGGTGGTGAAGCTGATAAGGCTCGCCGTGCAAAGATGGGTGTTGTAGTGCATCAACAATATCATGGTGAAAAATTATCTGATATGAAAGCAGACCCATTCCCAGATACGCATAACTTTAAACAACATCCAGATGTTTGGCATCGTTCAGCCGAACATGATACCAAACAGGTACATTACTCCGAACAACACCAACAAGATTTTATGAAACACATGAATGCTGCAAAAGAATTACATGATAAACACAAAAATGAAATGTATGCAGCTATACAACCACATATGGGTGACGCTAACCACCTATCAACATATATCAACCAAACTGTAAGAACTGGTGAAAAACCAAATACAAAAGGTTTAATTTCTCACATACAAGACAAATACAAAAAAATGACTGCTAAGTTAAAAACTCCAGCAGCACAAGCAAAGAAAAATGCAGAGCTAAATAATCATGTGCAGTATATTACACAAAATAAACAACATTATGATAATGCATTACTGATGCATGACCATTTACAAAAAGCTAAGAATGTTCTTGTTGATACATTAAATCAACATGAAGGAGACTTAGAACATCACATAGATGGCAAAAGAACTGGTCCAGAAGGTTTCGTTATTAATCATGCAGGAGAACCAACGAAACTAGTCAATCGTGCAGAGTTTGCTAGGGCAAATTTACTTAGAGTTAGAAAATGAAATCATTTTTAGACATACTTAAAGAAGAACAAGAAAACGAAAAACATCATGTGATTGCTTTTGGTCGCATGAATCCTCCTACTACCGGTCATTTGAAAATGATAGACCGAGTAAAAAGTATTGCTCAAAAAAATAATGCTTCACATACTGTAATTGCATCACATTCACAAGATAGTAAAAAGAATCCACTTTCTGGTGAAGAAAAAATTAAGCACCTAAAACGTTTTTCACCAGGCACAAATTTTAAATTGTCCTCTAAAGAACACCCAACAATAATGCACGCTGCAGCTGAAGCTCATGCAAGAGGTGTAACACATCTTCACGTTGTTGCTGGTTCAGACCGTGTTAAAGAATATCACGATTTATTACACAAATACAATGGTAAAAAAGCAGGTCATGGTGAGTATAATTTTAAAAAGATAACTGTACATTCTGCTGGCCATCGTGACCCTGATGCCGAAGGTGCAGAGGGAATGTCTGCAACAAAAATGCGAGAACACGCAAAGAATAAAAACTTCTCTTCTTTTAGAGAAGGTGTGCCACATCACGTATCAGATGAACACGCAAAAGAAATGATGCATGATGTTCGTAAGGGTATGGGATTACACGAAGAATATAATCGTGGTATGTTTAAAGCTATTTTTGTCACTGGTGGTCCAGGTTCTGGTAAAGATGTTGTTATACGTGAAGCTATTCCCGATACTAGAGCGACCGAAATTAGTTTAACACAAGCATTTGACTTTTTAACAGACAAACAAAAACTATCTGAAAAAAGTGATAACTACAAAAGAGAATCTGTTAGAAACAGAAGTCTTTTAGTTATCAACGGACCAGCAGATTCTTCAGATGAATTGTTATATGTTAAAGAAGAGTTGGAAGAACTAGGTTACGATACGATTATGGTATTTGTTGATACCACAAATGAAACTAGTCAGAAAAGAAACACAAAGCTTTCTCGTATGATGGTCGAGTCGATTCGATACGACAAATGGACACAATCGCAGAATAACAAGAAAAAGTATTCTGATATTTTTGAAAACTTCATATCATTCAATAACAACTCAACAATTGAATCTTTAGAAGAAGATATTACTGACACCTACAAAAAAATAAATAGATTTATAGAGAGTGATGGTTTCAATGAAACTGCACACTCATGGTTAGAAGTTAATATGGGATTAGACATAAACCAAGAGGTCAATTCATTATTTAAGGAAAACAAAAATGATAAAAGAATTTCTTCACGTGATAACATTCGGTCTGTTCAGAGCAGGGGACAAAGCTTTAGAAGTTTTAGACAAGGTCCAGCAGCAAAAGGACCAGCAGACGTTAGTCCAGACAATCGACCAAACGACCCCAACGCAGACAACATCAAGTGGGACGCAAACAAAAGACCTCCAGGCACCTACATCTTCCGCACCTACGAAGAAACGGACCCAATCATCAAAGTCTACCCAGAGCCAAAAGAAAGTAACTTCAGCAAAGACAAAGAAAAAATAAAACGCAAAGGTTTGGTGGACGCCCCAACACCAAATCAAAGATTAAGAAATGTAACAGGTATAGGGCCGGAATTTGATACTCGCCAGCAGGGAACAGTATACCCTATGTCAGGATTAGGCGATGTTACTTACAGAGAACAAAAAGAATTTAAAAAGTTTAGAAAAGAAGCCATAGACCACCATACTGTGGATATGGGTGTTGCTGGTGTTATGGGTGGCGCTACAAATAAGGAACTTATGGATACCTATTTTGACCCCACAAGAAACATTGGTACCATTTCAAAGAAAAAGAAAGATAAGAAATGATTACCTTTAAACAATTCATTAATGAAAATTATGAATCAGAAGACCAGCTAGATGAAGCTTCACCAGCTTGGCAACGCTCTGCGGGAAAAGACCCTGAGGGTGGACTGAATAGAAAGGGTATTGCTTCTTATCGCCGTGAGAATCCAGGTTCAAAACTTTCTATGGCTGTTACAACAAAGCCAAGTAAGTTAAAGAAAGGTTCTAAGGCAGCAAAACGCCGCAAATCATTCTGTGCTAGAATGGGTGGTATGAAAAAGAGATTAACCTCGGCTAAAACCGCAAATGACCCGGATAGCCGTATCAACAAAGCTTTACGCAAATGGAACTGCTAACAAGGAGAATAAAATGTTCACAAAAGTAAATATACCTTCCTCTTTAGTTGATGCTGTAAAAAGCATTACTGAAAAGAAAGAAATGGAAAAAGAAGAGTTGAAAGGTGACCAGCATAAAATCGACATGAACAAAAATAACAAAGTCGATGCACATGATTTTGCTATTCTCCGTTCCAAAAAGAAAATGAAAGAAGAAACCGAACTCACAGAAGACCATTTCAAAATTGGCGATAAAGTCAAGTGTAAAGAAAGTGGTATGACTGGTGAAGTTGTAAAACTCGACAAACCTTCTGGTGAAGATGATGAAGAGTATTACACAGTCAAGCGTGAAGATGGTAAAACAATGAAATATGCACCAGAGGATTTGACATTGATGAAAGAAGAAAAAGATGGCGGTGCAAGTAAGAAACAAGAAACAACATTTCACAAGAAGTTAGATACTCTTGTTCATAAAACTTTTGGCAAGAGAAAAGAAGAAATGAAAGAAGAAGCTGAACAGATTGACGAACTTTCTAAATCCACTCTTGCTTCATACGCTAAAAAAGCAACACATGACGCAAGAATGAAATTTGCAACTGGTAAAGATTTTGAGAGAGTTGGTGCAAAGACTAGAAAACCAGAATATAAAGCAGGTGCAAAAAAGTGGGAAGACAAGTATAAAAGTGATGCTCGCAGGCGTGAAGCTGGTGTTGGTAAAGCAATTGACCGTCTTGCAAAAGAAGGGGTTGAAATTGAAGAAATTGACGAAGCATCTTACTCTGCTAAGTCTGCACGTGCAGGTAAAGATATTGGCAAACCAGGTAAAATGTTTAGTAAGATTGCTTCTTCTGCCGCTAAACGTTATGGTTCTAAAGAGAGTGGCGAAAAAGTTGCAGGTGCCGTTCTTGCCAAGTTACGTATGAAAGAAGACGTTGATATGGATATCGATGATGCAGATGTTGAAGAAATTTTAAATATTGTCGAAAAAACACTCACAGAGCCAGAAATGAAAAAACGTGAAGATGTTGTTAAGTCAATGAAGAAGGGTTTTTCTGGTTTCAGAAAGCGTTATGGTGATAATGCAAAATCTGTAATGTATGCTACTGCTACCAAAATTGCCAAGGAAAAAGCATAATGAAAAGATTCAAAGAAAAATTAAACGAACTATCAAACGAACTTCTTCATCGTTACAAAGAGAAGGCAGCAGATGACGCTCGTGCTGCTGATGCAAAGGGTGATTTCAAACGTGGAGATAAAAGATTTTCTGGTGTTGTAAAAGCAACCAAGAAACAGTTTGATAATCGTAAGATACCTAAGATGAATGAAGAAGTTGAACTTGATGAAGCAATTCCAAAATCGACACATTATGCGACCGTTCATTCTTCAAGTAAAAAAATAGTTGCTAAAGGCAATAAAAAAGATATGTTGAAAAAGATGAAAGAATTGAATAAGAAAGAAACAGGAAGTCATCATTTAGGGATGACACACAGAGGTAAAGTTGGAGATACTTTTGGTGAAGAAGTTGAACAAATTGATGAAATTTCTGCACAAACAAAATCTTCTTACATACAAAAGGCCAAAAAAGAAGTTAAAGAGTTGAAACCACACACAAAAGGTGAGTATGGGGATATTGCAAAAAATCTCATCAAACGCCGTGAAAAAGGTATTGCAATGGCTAAAGAAGAGATTGAACAAATTGAAGAGAAAAATGCACCAACTTCACCAGAAAAGTGGGCCCATGCTAAATCAGCAGCAAAATCAAAATTTGATGTATACCCATCAGCATATGCAAATGCTTGGGCTGCTAAAAAATACAAGTCAATGGGTGGTGGTTGGAAATCTGTAAAAGAAGAAAAAGAAGATGATTTACCATTTACACCAGATAAACCAAAAAAGAACCCTGTGGCAAAAGCAGGTAAGTATGGTGTGGGTTATTCTACTGCAAAACATTTGGCAAAAATGGCCATGCAGAAAGTTAAAGAAAAAAAACTAAAAGAAACAATGATGGGTAAAATTTCAAACTAGAGATATGAAAATGAAGAAATTAAAAGACATTGTTGTTAACAAAGTTGGACCACCAGCAAAGTTTGGAACAAATCCAATGGAACCATGGTCAACACGAGCCAACATTTATGAAGGTCGTGGTTGGTTAGATAGATATTTGGCTGCAAAAGGGTTAGACCCAAGATTCGTTACACCAAACCAAAAAGTTTCATATGCGAAATCGGGTGACTTTTTGAAATGGAAAAATGACCGAATTCTTCGTGGTGAGTCACTTGAAAATTTTGAAGACGATATTATTAATGAAGACTTGAGAAAATGGTTTAAACAAAAGTGGGTTCGCATGGACACCAAAGGCAATATAAAAGGTCAATGTGCAAGAGACCCAGGAGAAGGTAAACCCAAATGTCTTCCTGCTGCCAAAGCAGCTGCTTTAGGTAAAGACAAAAGAGCTGCAGCTGCCAGAAGAAAACGTAGAGAAGACCCTAATCCTGAACGCAGAGGCGCACCAATTAATGTAAGAACGGAAGATGTATTCTCTGATACATATGCCGCAACACAAACAACTCCTAATGTACAAGATGTTATCGATAATCGTAAAAAAGAAATGTCAAAATCTGCTCGTATCATTAAATCAATATACAAGAAAAAGCAGATGAAAGAAGATATGTACGATTGGGAGAAAGAAGATAAGTCAGTAAAGACTTATGGTAAGAAACCAAAAATGCAGTCTTTAGAATCAGAGAATGGTAGAAAACCTCCAGCAGCTGCGGTGGTTAGCGGTGGAAAAACATTAACAGGTGTGGACCGTGACGATATCCAAATCGACCCTATGTTAAAAATGAGACCACCAGGACAAACAGACTTTGATTCGCAAGTTGCGAAAAAAAAGTACTAAGATAAATAATAAGATAACCCAGACTAAAGGAGAAAATAATGTCATCTTGGGGAAATAACGATAATGCAGCCAACGCACCATATTGGGCTGTAAATTCAACAATTATGAATCAGGAGAATGTGGAATTAAATTATTCCGCACCTACAGCTGATAACGTAGCATTACTATTTGGTAATACTACAGCAAACGTTTATACACAAGACGAAACGATTGGTTTGTTTGGTGTAGACACTACAGAAATGGTTAATCAACCAGGTGCCGCTATGGCAGGTTGGGTAATGAAAACTGAAGGTCAAGGTGGTCGTGCTGGTCGTGTTCAATATGAAACCCTTGTTGCAATGGGTTCAATGATTGGTGACGATGAAGATGTGGTCTTCCCAGACTCAGTTATTACCATCACAACTCAACCAGAGAGCAACGCAGCCTTTACATCTGGTGAAGACTTAACCTTGTCTGTTGTTGCAACATCTAATCCATCTGTTACACTTGGATATCAATGGTACCAAGATAATGCTACAGAACTGACTGGTAACACAGCAGCCACATTAAATGTGTTCGCTGTCTCTGCTAACGTAAGTTACTACGTTGTTGTTTCTGGAACAGGTGCTGTCTCTGTAACATCTGATGCCGCAACAATCAACGTTGTCTAATAAATGTTAAAATTCAGAGAATTTATTGTTGAGAACATGGATGCCATATCGATGGCATCCATTGAAAAAGAGAAGGTTGATTTGAATAAGGAATCAACCAGAACCGAACTCAATAGAACATTACACTTACAATTAGATTCGGACCAGTTTGTTAATCCTTATAATGCTTGGATGAAAGTACAGAAAACACTTTCAATGTATGGTATAAACCTTCCAACTGTTTTCTTTGATGATGAGTTGGAAGGTGAAGAGATTATTGCTATACACCAGTTCGGTCATAAATTTGGAGCAGAGTTGAGTGGTAGTATTACTCCTTACCAAGAAACAAGTGAACCTGAATATTTTTTATATTTTAATTTTGGCATCGGTGATTCTGGATTTTATGAAGCATATGCGACTGTTGTTGATGAACAGGAACTAAATTCAATGCTTGACAAAGACGAAGAGAATATTGATGCTGAAGATGATGTAGAAGATTAATTTATGTTTGAAAATTTGACTGATGATAATTTTGTGATGTTTGCAATGAAGTGTTATGTATCACCTAGTTGCCTTATGTCAGAATTTGAAGGTGATATCAAAAGAACGAAATATCTGAAAAGGTTATTTCGTAGATATAAGATAACAAAAAATCTCAAAGAGAGATTGATACTGAATCACATAATCTTATTGAACAATGTTTTTGGTCCAGAAGTTACTGCGAGAATATTGTTCTATAAGATAGATGAAAGAGATTATGATATATTGAAAACATTTCTAGCATATCTTAACATTATGCCAGAAATAATTTATGGAATCAGAGGTAAAAATATTTACTCGTCTGATATTCAAATAGATACAAATGTCGCAGAGATATTGGCAAAGATATGAAAAAAACAGCAAGAGAAAAATTAATTTCAGGACTAAAACGTAGTGGTTATGACGTTGAAAAAAGGCACAAATATTGGAGTGATATGTCCAAAGAATTAGAAAAACAAAAAAAAGATTATGAGAAAAAAAATTCAGAATTAAAAGAAAGATGTTGGCCAGGACATAAAGCGGTGCCCGGTAAAAAACCATATTCACCTGGCTCTTGTGTAAAAGAAGATGGTGCGGTAGCAGCAGGTCCAACTAATTCTGTTGGTGGTGGTGCTATTGCTGGTGTTGGTGTTGGACCCCAAGGTGAACCTGGTGTCAACATGAAAAAAAGAAAAAAAGTTATGCCATTTAATATGTTTGTAAGAAAGAAACCTAATCAATGATTGGTATTGGTGGCGCAATTAAGGCAATCGTATATCTTGTAATCGTAGTAGTGATTGCAGGTGGTTTGTGGTATGTAATGAATTTGAAAGCCGACTTAGCCACATCTGAAGCAAACAATCAGAAATTACAAGATGCGGCTGCTGCACAAGGCGCATTGATTGAATCGATGCAGAGAGACATTGCACAGATACAAGAAACAAACAAACAGTTGGCAGAGCAAAACGAAAAACAGAAACAAGATGTTGCAACTCTGTCATCTAAATTTAGCAAGAGAGACTTCGGTGCTCTTGCCGCAGAGAAACCTGCCGTAGTAGAAAAGTTAGTTAATCGTGGTACTGCAAATGTGATGCGTTGTTTAGAACTTGCATCAGGCTCACCACTTAACGAAAAAGAGAAAAACGCAAAAACACCAACAGAGGCAAATCGTGAATGTCCGTCACTTATTAATCCTTCCTACACTGCTCCTAATTAGCGGTTGTGCTTCTTTTGGCTGGAACTCTAGCGTAAAACCTTTAGAAGTCAAAACAAAAGCAGTAGAAAGAACAAAGTTAAATCTATCTGAACCAACACCACTCAAAGGTCGTGAACTTGGTTGGATTGTTATCACACCGGAGAACGCAGAACAAGTTTGGGCTAAATTAAAAGAATCAAATACAGATTTAGTTTTGTTTGCAATCACAGATGACGGTTACGAACAATTAGCAATAACGATGGCTGAACTCAGAAACTTTATCGCACAACAGCGTGCTATCATTGTAAAATATAAGGAATACTATGAACCGCCTGAAACTCCTGTTAGTAAGTAGTATTGTTGTTGTATTACCTGGTTGTGCAGTATGGGATGCCTACTTTATGGCAGGCTATGACAATGTTGAATATGCATTGGTCAACAAAGTCAGAACATTCTCTGAGTTAGCAATTGAAGAATGTGATAATGAAGAAAAGACAAAAGCAAATGTTGCAAAGATTCATGGTTATGCCGTTGAATTGAAAAACTTTACGCAATACATTCCTAATAATGAAGATGCAAATAAGTTAGGTAACAATTTGTTTCAACTAACATCACAAACGAAAGACCATTATGCTAAAAATACTAATGTTTCTCAAAGTTTTTGCAAACTCAAGTTACAACAAATTAATCGCAATGCTGAAACCATCCAAAAAGTCATAGGGAGTAAACCAAGATGAGTGATATTGTCGAATTAGAATATAACTTCAATGAAATCAATCGTGCATTTGAAAATCACGAAATTTCTAAAGAAGAATACAAGAATCTTTTAGAAGGCTTAGAGATTGAAAAGGCAGTCACAATGAATGCCGAAGAACTTCAACGCAAAGAACAATTAAATTTTGCAATTAATGCTGCTATCTCCGCTGTATCATTAATTGCCTAAATATAAAACCACAGAGGTAAACACATGACTTTAGAACAATTAAAACAAATGATTGGAAATAATCCTTACGCTGATAATTGGCATAGGGTGTTAGAACAATTGTTACCTGAATATGAGATTAATACTCCGCAACGCATAGCTGCATTTATAGCACAATGTGCTCATGAATCTGGTAATTTTAGAGTATTAAAAGAGAACTTAAATTATCGTGCTGCAACTCTGCGTAAAATTTTTCCAAAATATTTCCCAACTGACGAACTGGCAAACGAATACGCATCGAAACCAAACAAACAAGAAGCAATAGCAAATAAAGTTTATGCAAATCGTATGGGTAATGGTGATGAGGCAAGCGGAGACGGATTTCGTTACTGTGGTCGTGGACTTATTCAATTAACAGGTAAAGATAATTATACATTCTTTGCTGGAAGTTTAGGTATTTCAGTTGAAGAAGCAGCTGAATATTTACAGACATTTGAAGGTGCTGTACAATCAGCTTGTTGGTTTTGGGAGACAAACAATCTGAACAAGTGGGCAGACACGGGTGACATTAAAGAATTAACTAGAAGAATCAATGGTGGTTACATTGGTTTAGAAGACCGCATCAAACACTACGAACACGCATTACATATTTTAGGAGCATAAAATGAAAAATCTATTACTCGCTGTTTTAACTTCAGTTGCCTTTGTTGCTGGTGCTTCTGCTGCCGAAACTAAAAAGGTATGTGTTGATGTAAAAGACAAAAATGGTCAAGTAGTTAAAGATGCCAAAGGTAATGCAAAACAAAATTGTAAAGAAATGAAAGTGCATAAGAAATTAGAAGGCACTAAAGTACCCGAGAAAAAATAATGTCAACCGAAGATTTATCCGAAATTAAGGTCGATGTTGGTGTTTTAAAGACACAAGTATTGACCTTATCATCACTTTGTAATAAAATGGACACAGTTATAGACAAACTTATGGACCAACACGACCGCCACATTACCAAAGTATATGTGGATATGGATGCTAGAAGAGTGGAAACAGATAAAGACATTAAAGAAATAAACCAAAGAATCGATACCATGTTGGACAAAATACAAAATTCCGAAATAAGAATTATGGAAAAAATTGATGACCTGCGTGTAGAAATGCAGGAACACAACAAAAAAGAAAAAGAATCTTTAGACAAACTTCTGCAATGGAAGTGGATGGTTGCCGGTGGTATTATTGTTGTGTCGTGGTTGATTGCTAATATAAATTTTGATACAATATCGGCATTAGTTAAGTAAACAATTTTTTGGCATTTTATAAATTATGAATTACAAATATTTGAAATATGAACCTCTCATAAAACTCGCAGAAGAACTACCTATACCACCAAAAAATGTAATTGATGAAGCATTTAAAATTGCCGATTCACACCAACACGAAGAAAACCAAAAACATCTAGAAGAAGATAGTTATGAAATTGTAAGTAAAAGAGAAAGTGATAATTTTTGGCCAAATTTGAGTAGTGAAATAAAAGAAGAATTTCTTCCGTGCGTTAAGGAAGAAATGATTAAAATGAAAAATTACGACTGGTCAAAATGTTTGGGATTGCCTATAAGTTTAGTTGAGAGTTACACTAGTGAATGTGGATATTTTAAATATCTAGATGGAAATGAAATAATATGGCAATGGGTTGAAAAAAATATACCATATAAGATAGATAATATTAGTGTATTTACATTATATGGTGGTAAAAAAATTTTACCACATCAAGACTTTGCAAAAAATCAACTTAATATGATAATTGAGTGCAATGATGAAACAATAAATTATGTTTATGAACCAAAAAAAGAATTTCAACATTTAAATACAAATGCATACTCTTTTGTACCATACGAAAGAATTGATGTTGTACAGGAAATTAAAGTTGAAAAAAATAAATGGTATTATTTTCCAGCAACTAGAATTCATAGCATTGAAAATATAAACAACACAAGAAGAGTTGGAATATCATTAATTATTGATAACAACTATATTATTTAAAATTATGAGCGTTTACATTGATAGAACATTTCTTCTCCGCATTTCCAATCAACTAGAAAGATTTGCAAAGAAGAAAGACGACCTGTACAATTTCAGGTGTCCCATCTGTGGTGATTCCCAAAAGAACAAAACAAAGGCTAGGGGTTTCGTTTATCGAAAGAAAAATGATTACTTCTATATGTGCCACAATTGTGGTATCTCAACCACATTCTATAATTTTTTACGGCAAGTCGATGAGAGTTTAATAAAAGAATATCAACTTGAACGATATAAAAATGGTGAAACAGGAAACAACAATTATCCTAAACCAGAATTTGAAGAAATCAAATCTGAAAAACCAGTGTTCAAACAAAAATTACCTCTCGAATCAATTAATGATTTACCTGATGGACATTATGCAAAAGTATATGTTGAACAAAGAAAAATACCAGAAAAACATTATGCAAGTCTTTACTTTGCACCAGACTTCAAAAAATTTGTTGAGGGACTTCAAATAGAAAAAGATGGCTTAAAAGAAGATGACCCACGACTAGTCATTCCGTTTTATGATGAAAACAAAAACTTGATTGCATTTCAAGGTAGAGCACTAAGTGAATCTAAACTTCGGTATATAACAATTAAAGTTGATTCTGACAACAAAAAAATATTTGGCTTAGAAAGAGCGAACACAGAGAATAATATTTGTGTGGTCGAGGGACCAATCGACTCTTTATTCCTAGACAATGCAATCGCTACAGCAGATTCTAATTTGGAATCGATTGGAGAGTCTTTGGACAAGTCCCAAGTCACGTTAGTGTTCGACAATGAACCACGAAACAAAGAGATTGTTAGACAGATGGAACACGCAATTGATAATCACTTTCGTATTGTGATATGGCCAGAATTTATTGAAGAAAAAGATATCAATGATATGGTACTTGGTGGTTTCTCACCAGACGAAATTCAAGATATTATAGATAAAAATACATTCGTTAATCTCAGAGCGAAAATGGAGTTTGTTAATTGGAAGAAAATATAATTGCGTGGTTACAACGCATATCTGAGAAAAAGGATGAACTTGGTGGATTTTCTATTTGTCCTTTCGCAAGAAAGGCAATGAACGAAAAAAAAATATTTTGGTCGTATATAAATCACAATGCGGAAACCTACATACTCAATCACATCAAAAATTGTTTCAAAGATGTTATTGACTTTGAGGTAATTCTATATTACAATGTAGAGAAAAATTTATCTGATAGTGATTTACTTACCATCATTAGTAATTTACAAAAAGAAAGAACTGATTTGATTTTTTTAAAAGACCATCCAGATAATCCTGGTTATATCAATGGTTTGTATACTGGTAATGGAGA